CCAAAGTAACCCTCTATCCCCGTCCTGATGGCGTGTATAGCATCCCATTCTCTTTAACAGTCCCACAAGCCACTTTGTCTGCTGATGCGACTGTGGTTAAAGTGCCTGACACTTTGGTGGCTCAAAATGCTTATGCAAGGGCTTTGGTGGAGCGTGGTGAGGATGGTGGACTAACTTCCTCAGAGGCTTATGCACTATACAAAACAATGCTGTCTGACTACATAGCATTGGAAGGCACTCGTTATCCTGAAAACCAAGGATTTGTAGCAACATGAGCCAAGCAATTGCAACATACAGCATAAGTGCGCCAGGCTTTTACGGGCTGAACACACAAGACTCGCCCCTTGATTTGGCGGCAGGCTATGCTTTGGTTGCCACAAATTGCATCATTGACCAATATGGACGCATTGGCGCACGTAAGGGTTGGTCAAGGGTTAACTCCTCAAGTGGCAACTTAGGTGCAAATGATGTCAAGGTTATCCATGAGTTAGTTCAGGCTGATGGAACAGTAACTGTGCTATTTGCTGGTAACAACAAGTTATTTAAGTTGGATGGCTCAAACGCTGTTGTGGAACTCACCTACGGGGGAGGGGGTACAGCCCCTACCATCACTGCAAGCAATTGGCAATGTGCTTCTTTAAATGGAATCACCTACTTCTTTCAGTCTGGTTATAACCCATTGATCTATGACCCTGCCGTAAGTACAACTACTTATAGGCGTGTGTCTGAGAAGACAGGTTATGCGGCTACTGTGCCTGATGCAAATATTTGTATATCAGCGTTTGGTCGCTTGTGGGCGGCTAACACTACCTCTAATAATGCTACTGTTTACTTTAGTGACTTGATTGCAGGTCATGTTTGGTCAACAGGAACATCTGGTTCTTTAAATGTCAACAATGTTTGGGTGAATGGTGCTGACCAGATTACTGGTTTGGCGGCTCATAACGGCTTCTTGTTCATCTTTGGTAAGCGTCAAATCTTAGTTTACTCAGGTGCGACTACGCCTTCCTCGATGACCTTAAGCGACACAGTTGAGGGTATTGGTTGCATTGCTAGAGATAGTATTCAGACCACAAGCACAGATGTGTTGTTTTTGTCTAACTCTGGTGTTCGTTCATTGATGAGAACGATTCAAGAGAAGTCTGCGCCTGAGAGAGACTTGTCTAAGAACATTCGTAATGACTTAACTAGCGTGATTGCTGGTGAGACATTAGCCAACATTAAGTCTGTTTACTCTGAGCGTGAAGCGTTTTACTTGTTGACTACGCCTAGCATTGGTGCTGTGTATTGCTTTGATACAAAGGGCATACTGCCAAATGGTGCATCTAGGGTGACAACTTGGGACTCTATTCAGCCAACAGCGTTCTTGTCTCGCAGAGATGGAAGTCTCTACATTGGCAAGAATGGCTATATTGGTTTGTATAACACTTATCAGGATTACACATCTTCTTATCGGATGCTGTATTACACAAACCATGCTGATTTAGGTGATCAGAATAGAACCTCTATCTTGAAGAAGTTGTCGATTGTGGTCATTGGCGGTAGTAACCAGACTGTGACATTTAAGTGGGGTTTTGACTTTAAGACTAACTACTTGTCAGACAACGATACGATTCCTACTCAGGGCGAGTCCTACTATGGTATTGCTGAGTATGGTGCAAATGCTACGACTATTGCTGAATACAGTGATGGCGTGGCTTTACAGACGCTTGTTGTATCTGCAACGGGTGCTGGAAAGATTGTCCAAACTGGTTATGAATCAGACATAAGTGGAACACCATTGTCAATTCAAAAGATTGAGATACAGGCTAAACAAGGGAAACTATCATGAGTGATTACACCAAAAGCACGAACTTTGCTACCAAAGATAACCTATCTTCTGGCAATGCTTTAAAGATTGTCAAGGGTACTGAGATTGACACAGAGTTCAACAACATTGCTACGGCTGTTGCAACCAAGGCTGATCTATCAAATACCACTTTTACTGGCACAACAACAATAGCAACTGTTGCGATTAGCGCAGGAACGATTAGTGGCATTACTGATTTGGCTGTTGCTGATGGCGGTACTGGTGCATCAACTGCGGCAAATGCTCGTACTAACTTGAGTGCGGCGGCATCTGGTGCTAACTCTGACATTACCTCAATTACTGGTTTGACTACTGCTTTGACTGTGGCGCAAGGTGGTACTGGTGCAACATCAATCTCTTCTGGCGCATTGGTTAAAGGAAATGGTACTAGCGCATTGAGTGCGGCATCTGCCTCTGATATTGTGTCTGCTATTGGCTCTACTGCTGTAACAAACGCAACAACTGCAACCAATGTAACAAATGGTTTAGGTGTCAGCCAAACATATCAAAACGTAACTGGTAGTCGTGCTTTAGGAACAACATATACAAACTCAACATCAAAGCCTATTTGGTTAAGCGTGTCGTTTGGAAACAGTGGTGGTCAGGTGTGTGATTTATATGTAGATGGCAACCTTGCTTCTCATACAGAAGGTGATTTATATCCACGATTGACAGTTACAGGAATTGTCCCTGCTGGTAGCACATATTACATAAGTAGAACAGGTGGCAGTGGTGCTATCACTTATTGGTTGGAATTGAGATAACTTGAAAACACCAGTCGTTATGAAAGATAACTACATCATGTATTTTGAGTTCTTCAATAACTTAATGTGGTTTCATACAGATGTGTTTAAGTGGTCAGCAAGGGTTAAACAAGAGTTTTTAAATGATTTGCAGATTGTTAGAGGGTTAATAAACATTCCTTTATTGGCATTTATAGAGGAAGAAAATGTTAAGTTAAACAAGTTTGCAAAGTCAATTGGGATGGAACAAATGCAAGAGGTTGTGTCAAAAGATGGGGCAAAAGCCTACATTTACTGTTGGAGATAATTATGGGAAGTATAGTAAGTTCAGTAGCAGATATTTTTGGTTTGGGGCCAGCCTCAAAACAAGCACAAGCAACTACCGATGCGGCAAACATTGCGGCTCAATCGCAATTACAGGCGGCGCAACTTGGGGCGCAAGCGTCTCAGTTTCGTCCTGTTGGCATAACAACTCGTTATGGTGCAAGCAACTACCAATTTAGTCCTGAAGGTTATTTGACGGGTGCTGGTTATAACGTATCGCCTGAGTTACAAGCCTATCAAAATCAACTTCAAGGACTTACACAACAACAGTTACAACAAGGTTTAGGTGCTCCACAGCAATATGCGCCTTTAACTGGTGCGGCAACTGGTTTGTTTAATCTTGGGCAACAGTATTTAGCGCAGTCTCCTGAACAAGCGGCTCAACAATACATGGCAAAGCAACAAGAATTGCTTGCTCCTAGCCGTGAAAGACAGTATGCACAGTTGCAGAATCAATTGTTTAACACAGGTCGTGGTGGTTTGTCAGTAGGTGCTACTGGTGAAAGACCAAGTGGAGCACAAGGTTTAGGTGCAAGTAATCCTGAATTAGAAGCCTACTACAACGCATTGGCACAACAAGATGCCCAGTTGGCAACACAAGCACAACAGGCTGGTCAACAACAAACTGCATTTGGTGCGGGATTGTTTGGTCAGGGTGCAGGCTTGCTTGGTCAGTATCAGCAAGGTCAAGTTGGCGCATTGTCACCATTCCAAACATCTCTTGGCTTGGGTGGAACTATTGAGCAAATGGGGCAATCTCCATTAGATATTGGAGCGCAATTAGGTGGCAGAAGTGCTACTGCTGGCGCACAGGCTGGTCAATCATTGCTTTATGGTGGTTTGCAAGCGGCTAAAACATTACAACCTGCGAACCAATTAAGTCCATTTGCTTCTGGTGCATACGGCCTATCACAAAGTCCAATAGGTACTGCGGCAGACGCTTATCTAATGAAGGCAGGAAAGAATTGGTGGGATTCCTACAATACTCCATCATTCGGAACAGAGTTAAATTCCTTCTTCCAAGGAACTAGCGGATCAGGAGATTAAATAATGGCACAAGATTCAATGATGGCTAATTTGTTTGGTGTTTCTCCTGAAATATACCAACAGAATCAACAAGACTTAGCACGTAGGCAAGGGATTGAGTTTGCTCAACTTGATCCTTATGAGCGTGTTAACGCAATGGCATATACACAAGGTCGCCAGTTAGGTAATGTTGTTGGTGGTGCATTGGGCGCACAAGACCCTGTAATGAAACTAATGAGCCAAAGAGCAGAATTAGGGCAACAGTTTGATCTGTCTACGCCTCTTGGATTTAAAAACCTTGCCAAAGAACTACTTGCCAAGAATGATCCTCAAGGCGCACAGATTGCTTTGCAAAAGGGTAGCGAACTTGAGTTAACACAATCTCAAATCTCAAAGAACTTACGTGAGCGTCAAGGGGCAGAGCCTATTCAACAACTTATTAGGGCTGGTAAATACACTCCTGCAAGCGTTGCTGAGTATGAAAAAACTGGTGATATTGGAAAGTTAGTTTCTATTGAAAAACCAGAGAATATGCCAAGCATGGTGCAAGAGTATCAATTTGCTAAAACTCCTGATGGCGGTGGTTTTAAAGGATCATTCCAAGACTTTGTTACGGCTCGTGCTTTGGCATCACGCCCACCTGGTCAACCTCGTGCAGAGCAACCTCCTGTTGCCGTTGTTGATCCAAATACAAATAAAGTAATATTTGTTGATAGGGCAACTGCAATTGCAAATAAGATGACCCCTGCTTCTTCAATGGAAGGCTTGCCTCCAAAAGAAATACAGGCTCGTGAAGCCAAATATCCACAGGCTAAAACTGCTGTTGCATCATTTCAAACTAGCGCAGAAAAGTTGGCAAGTGATTTAGAAACTTTAGCAGACAGCAAAGGATTAGAGGGAATTACAGGCCTGATTGGTGGACGCACACCTGCGATTACTAAAGATGCTCGTGCGGCTGAAGCCTTATACAAATCTATTGTTGCTCGTGGTGGATTTAATGAGTTGCAAAACTTACGAAATGCCTCACCAACTGGAGGCGCATTAGGCAATGTGTCAAATGCTGAAGGACAACAATTAAAGAACGCTTTTGCGCCATTAGAGTTAACTCAAAACGCATCAGATTTAAGGGCGGCTTTAAAGAGAGCGGCTTTGGAAACAAGAGCATCTGCTGGTCGTATTAAAGATACTTTTGATATGACTTATGAGTATAAAACTCAAGGTGGTCAAGGTGGTCAAGGTGGCGCAAAATCAGACCCATTAGGAATTAGATAATGACAACATTAACCGAAATCCGTAATCAGTATCCACAATATGCTGATATGCCAGACGATGTTTTGGCTAATGCGCTATACAAAAAGTTCTATTCTGATATTCCTCGTGCAGAATTTGACTCTAAAGTAGGTTTAAAACCTGCACAAGCACCTGCACAAGCACCTGTTTCACAAACTCCACCTCCTCCAACTTCTGCACAAACGATGTATCGAAATGTGCGTAATGTTGTTGCGCCTACTGTGGAAATGTTAGGAGCGGCAGGTGGTGGACTTCTTGGCACTCCGCTTGGCCCGATGGGAATGGTTGGCGGTGCTGGTCTTGGTTATGGGATTGCAAAAGAAGCCTTGAACTTGGGTGATGTTTACTTTGGGGGACAACAACCAAGACAAGGCGCACAAGTCTTTACAGAGCCAGCACAGAATGTTCTTGAAGGTGCTACTTATGAAACATTTGGTCGTGCTGTTACTCCTTTAGTAGCCCCTGTAATACAGAAAGTTACTGAAACAGGAAGAGGATTGCTTACCCCATTAGTAAAAGGCGTTACAGAGTCAGATATTGGTAAAAGCATGGGTCTTCCAAGTATCGAAGCAGTCAAAGCGTTTGTTAAACCACAGGCATCAGCGGCAGAAGTTAAGGCGGCTTCTATTGCTTCTCAGGCATTAGGACAAGACTTGCCCAAGGTATTAAGCATCCTTAAAAATGCTCCTGAAGGCGCATCTGTGGCAGAAATTACTGCATCTTTAAATAACCCAACTTGGCAATCATTGATTACTAATGCGTTAGAGCGTGATCCACAGTTCTTGAGAAAAGTAAAGTTATTTGGCGAAGAAGAATCATTGAAGGCATTGTCAAAACTTGCTGGTGGAACTAATGCGGCAGAAGTTCGTGGCGTTCTTGAAACTGCTAAAAAGAACTTAAATGCCATGACTACACCTCAAAGAGAGGCGGCTCTAGATCGTGCTAATTTAGGCAAACAAGTGGCTGATTACGAGGCAACTGCTGGAAAACTAAGCGCAGAAGCGGCGGCACAGGTTCAGAAGGTTAAAGACTTGATTGCCGCAGGTGATACTGCAAGAGCCTATGCTCGTCTTGATTTGATTAAGCGTGGCTTACCAGTTGGCGCATCCAAATATACATTTGCTGATGAATTGGCTGAAAAAGCCTTTAATGAGTGGTCAAACAAGGCGGCTCAAGCATCTCTTGATTTAGGTCAAGGTGCTAGGTTTAATCAGCAAGCGGCAGATGCTTTGCGGTCAGTAGGAATTAAACCTTTAGAGGGCAATCAACTTGTTAGAAGCATATCGGCAATAGGAAATAATCCAAACTATGCTGGTAATGACTTATTGCAAGGAGCAATTAAGAATGTTGCTGATGACATAGCACAATGGACTGCTAGTGGTGGCGTGATTGACGCTAGAGCGTTGGATGCTATTAGAAAGAACTCAGTTAATGCGGCTATTGCTAGATTACGGCCTGGCATGGATGCAAACTCACAAAGAAACCTTGCTTCTAGCGTTTTGTCTGACATTCGCCCTGCTTTAGTGGATGCTATTGAGCAGTCTGGTGGCAAAGGCTATCGTCAATACTTGGCAGACTATACAAAGGGTATGCAAACTATTGCACAGCGCAAACTTACTGGTGAGGCAATGCGCCTATACAAAACCAATCCTGATGAGTTTGTTCGTCTTGTCCAAAACGAGTCTCCAGAGGCTGTTGAGAAGATTCTTGGCCCAGGAAAATACAACATTGGTGTTGAGTTAGCAGATAGCACAATGGGTGTATTGCGTGATTTGGCAAACAAGCGGCTCACGCAAATATCGGTTGCTCAACAATCAACAGAAGGTCAAAAGGCTGTTGCTGAACTTGTTAAACAAAATACGGCTCTTGTTCGCTTGCCATCATTCATCAATGTGTTTGCGGCGGCTGGTAATAAAGCCATTAGCGAGTATGAAAAGGCTCTTGGCGTTAAAACCATGAAGACTTTGACAGAGGCAATGAAAAACCCACAAAGTGCGGCTAACTTGCTTGATGCTTTGCCTACCAATGAGAAGAATCGTGTTACTCGATTGCTTACAGACCCAAGTAGTTTGAGAACATTAACCCAATCTGCTCAAGAAACACAGCAAGACTAGGAGTAACCCATTGATCCTTTTTCTCTCCTCATGTTGGCGCAAGGTGCAGTTGGCTTTATTAAGCAAGGCTGTGCAATGCTCCATGAGGGGCGAATGGAACTTGAAGGTGCTAAGAAGACAGTT